TAGAGTGGCGTGGGCTCCGGTGGCCGTTGGAATATATACCCACATCTCCAACGCAAAATGACCACTGGCAGCAGCCGTCCCCCAATCAAATACCGTCCCGCTATCCGCAGCCGTCCAAGTGTCGGTGGTGTTAAAGTACAAACAACTCCTCCGCAGAAGATAAAAACCGTCGCCAGTGGCCAAAGCCCCGTCGAGTTGGTAGCCGGAAATCCAGTGGCTACTTGTTCCGCCCGAGCCATTCTTGAGAGTTGTTGACTTGGCTGTAGCACCGTTTAGATGTGTAATAGGCCAACCTCTTCCGGCCCTAATTGCTCTTACTTCTTCTGACATGACTTTTATCCTCTTAGAAAAAAAAGCCCTTGGAGAGCATATCCTCGCCCTCCAAGGCATTAAATTTAAGTTGGAATTACACCAACAACAGCATTGACGTGCATAGCCATATACTCTACACTGTCAATCTCAACCGGCGTTGCCACCTCTTTAACAAAGAGTACATGGTCGTATGTACGGTCAGAACCACCTGCACCACCATGAGCAACCTTAAATACCCCGCCGCCCATTGGCGAACGCTGTACTATGGTTCCGGTAGTCCGACTGTTAGCGTCTGGCAATACAAGAATCCTACCATCAGGTAACACTAAATCGTTAATAATTGGAGTTGCCATAACTCATCTTCATTTCTTATTAAATCGCATCTTCAAAAGCCGATGTTCCGGCCTCGACGACTATATTTCCAATACACTGATTTTGGAACGCAGTATCGGAGGTTGCGGAATAAATTGCGTCAACAGCTTCAATCCGGTTATTAACAATCAGGTATTTAGATGTTCCAGTAGTCTTTAACATCTTGATTCCGTAGGCCATTTGTAACGAACTATTGGGGTCACTTGAAAGACGAGAGATATAATTGTCAGCAATTATATTTCCGTAACATCCTGTACCGTTAAATATTTGAATCCCAGAGGTAGTTGCCCCAATCCAATTTCGTCTGATTTGTAAACGCAATTGGTAGGCTGTAATATCTATAGCTACCGGAGCCAAAGGATTCCCCTGAAATACACAATCTTCTATGACAAAATCGTTAGTCATGCCAAGACTAATAGCATAAGTCACAGACGCTGTACCCTCAAATCTACAACCGTGAAAACCACCGCCGTATGTTGCATTGGGAAGAGTAATGATAGGATATGCACCAGAGCCCCTAAACCAAATATTCCAAAAATGGCAATTATTAGCGGCGGCAACAACTGTGTTTGCCCCTGTAATCCTTGTTCTTGCACCAACGCCTATAATATTACAATTTTTTGGCAGGATCGTTAATGCTGCGGAATAAGTAGCTGCATTAACATAGATGTTATTCATGCCATAAACGTTACCATCAACATTACTTCGAGTAATGGCATACGTTATCGTGGCAAAGGGGGTTTCCCATGTTTGGCCGTGAACGCCGTCGTTGGCGTCGAGGGCTTGTGCGTGATTTGCGTCAACAAAATAGTTATGGCCGTTAGGTTGCGTTCCTACTAATCCTGTCCAACCATATTTTCTAACTGAGTCAAATAACAACATTTTGATTACCTTTCTAAAACTATATACTAAACTACATTAATCAAAAAATAAAGGGGGCGAAGTACCAACCAGTGGAGAGGAGAGAATGATGCCCTTCGCCCCCTAACAATCAAATTTTCAAAGAACTTCTGCCTCCGCAGGGTCGAAACAATCGGACTGCGAAGAAACTACTTTAGACTCCAGAATTTTAATTCGTGCTTCTAAGACTTTTACTGTACGTTCAAGGTCTTGGATTCGATGAACATACGGGAGTCCTTTATGTCGATTTAAGTGATCGGCGGCTCCCATCAGTTTTAGATTTTCAATTCTATTGTCTTTTCTATTACCATTCAAATGATGTACATGTTCTGAACTTTTTAAGTTACGTCCAAGAGATTGTGCCATAACTAAACGATGTTCAAGAATCCATCCTCGTTTATTAGCAGTTTCAATGAAGGAATGTTCCCAGTCTAAAGAGATTAATAGATAACCGTCTTTGTCTAAATATCCCTTACCTTTTGTCCCTTTTTCTATTCTTCGAGCACATCCAAAACAAACCTTGGATTTCGGGCTATCCGTCTTTTTTATATAAGGAACCCATCGTCTTGCCCCACATTGTTCACAAGCAGTCCAAATAAATGCCATGAACTGTGGCGATTTGCCGATTTCATGTCCAAGTTTTATTTCGTTTAGTTTTAACATTTTACTTAATTTTAATCCTCTTGGATATGTCACCATATCGTGACATTACTGTTCGTAAGTCCTTATAGCATAGTGGCTTCTGTTAGGCCGGTGAACTTCAAGCCGCGAGGATCCACTGGTGCAATTAGGTTGAAATACCAGAAAGGTGCTTCGAGTAATTCTGTCGGCTGTCCGGTCGAACTATTCGCAATCTTAAACACGCCCGTATGTCCGCCCAATGTAGCCAAGAACTCAATCTCCGGCCCCATCTCGGCATTGCTTCCACCAATTCTCGGTGGGCCATAACGAACCACGTTGTTACCGCCAAACTTCATCCCGTACAGAGTCTTGGACAGACACATCGGGCTCATAATCCAATCGAACACCCTTCCGCCAAACTCATACGAAATGCTTGACCAACCACCCCTGAACGACAAGGCTTTGCCCGTCCGCTCATAGTTCTGGTGGTTGTTATACTGGCCTGGCTGCTTCAACCACTGCTGCTGAACGCCCTGAGTCGTAATAATCGTATCCAACGTCTCATCCGGATACGCATCCAAATAACCACCGATATAACCGTTAATTATATCATCCGTAAGGGACGCATTCACGGCTTTAACCTGACTCTTAAACATGCTGTAAAGGTCGAGGTCAAGACCGCTTGCCTGGTCTGCACCGCCAAGAATCGAACCAGATGATTTAATCCAGTTATTCAAGCCCCAACTAAACTGAGGACGGGAACCGCCCGTATAAGTAGTCGTGTTAGCCGCAACAATCCAATCGAGGGCAGCAGCCGCATATCCAGCCTGAAATACGTCGCCGGACGTACCCGAACCATAATTCGGCAGTCCACCCGTATCCGAGTTAATCGGACGAAGAGTAATTTTCTTGCCCAGATAGTCAACATCGACAACAATCAGGTGAACGTACTTCGCCGTTGTATGAGTATAGTTCCGAACATCTGTTCCATCGGTAGCTACGCCATTCTGTAACGTATCGGTACTGGTAGCTACAAGGTCTATACGCTGACCCTTGCCAAAATTGGCTATACGACCATACTGTTCGTCCAAAGTAATAACAATATAGTCCGTCCAAACAGAATGTTCGGCTATGGCCGAAATACGGCCAAGCACCTGATTAATATAACCGGACGCATTTGTAACCTCGTGGCTGAAAAAACTGGTAGCCTCATACAGAAGTTTCTGTTTGGCTACGGCTTTGAGGTCTCTTGCCACTTTCTTCAACTGAGCGGCATTAAGCATGTCCAACTGCTTCCACGCAGCCGGAACACTGTAATTACCTACAACCTTGTGTAGTACGAGTGACCGTTTCACTTCACCCGTATGAGGAACAGAAGTCGCTGCGGGGAATATGGCGAGATTAGATTCAGCATCGCCAACACTAAGCATCTGTGCTTGATTACCAGAAATACTGGTCATTGCCGGGCCGAGGGGGTCGCCGGACTCAAACGAACCAGCCATCCCTGTTTCGTACATATGAATTACTGCATAACCTTTGCCGAGGCCGTCTTGACTCTTAACCCCGAATGCAGTTCTTTTAATTCTGTCAAATACCGGAGCTACTTTCGGCTCCAGATCAACGAACATTTTCGGAAGTTCCTCTCGAACAATATCGTTGAGTAAATCAATAGCTTGACTCATCTGAAAAACCTTTCTAACTATACACGTTACTTCTTTACATTAAAGGTAACACACGTTACCTTACGTATATAGCATAAAGGAATGTTTCCGATTATTACGGCTTCCGATTCCGAAGCATCTGCAAACCCTTCTGCATTGCTCGTTTAACGAAGTTATCTTCACCTTCGTCCTCGGCAGCACTAAGTCTCTTAATCGGATTCTCTGATTGTACTTCCGACGGCAAGCTACCACCTGGCCCTAATCCCAATGTTAAGGGGTATAAGTCCGGCTTGTTTGGCATACCAAACTTGGTAAGGTGGGCTCGTATCTTTTGGACACTCGCCGCCACAAGTTCGGCCCCAAACGGCATTCCATCCTGAATTTTTCTGAGAACATCCTCTGCTACCATTTCTTTAACAACGGCCAAGCGGTCTCCGCCGCCCTCGCCTATCTTCATTTTACCAAAAATCTCATCTTTGTCAACCACCGAATCAGAATTATCTCGAATTTGTTGTCTAACCGACTTAATATGTTCTTGATGAGAATACTCCAAAATCGACTTTGCCTCCGCAGGGTCAAATCCGAGTAGGGTGGCAATATCCTCTTTGCTCATCTTACTGGCCGGAACTGCGGGGGTTGCTTTAGGAGCGGGGGTTTCTTTGCCCTCAGCCGCCAAATACTGTGCAAATTCGTTTGGATCGACGCCGATCATACTGGCTATCTCCTTAATTTCCGATTCTGAGGGTGTATCTGTATTGGAAAGACGGTCAATAAGGCTCTTAATCCTTATACCATCTTCCCCTTGTTTACGAAGGTCTGACGCATCTTGGAATTTTTTATCTGCTCCACTGGCCTTCTGTGCCAACTGTTTCATCTCATCCAGCGTAACCATCCTCTTTTCCCCGTCCACCGTCAACTCAAAAGACTGTTCTTTTGGCGGTTCGGGAACAACGGGAACTTCTGGCACAACTGGTTTACCTGGTTCTACATCTTTTATTGGTTCTGGCATCTGATTCCCTTTCACTTATACACTGGTTATTATTATATCGAATCGGTTATCTGAGAAATAGGATAAAATTTTATTTCTTTATCCCACACTACTTTACGTTCATCGGCTAACCGTGTAAAACAACGCAAACAAATTATATTATTTATCTGCGAACGATGTACTGCCAATGCCCATATATCATTGGGAACGTGAAAACTAACACGACTTACCTCATTACATAAACTACATATTTCTCTATGTGATTTGCGTAGCATTATCCAATTCCCCCGCCCATCATATCTTCTGGATTTTCCATCATCAACCCCGCCGCGTCTTCCGGCATCGGCATCGCCTCCGGCATATTCCCCTGAGCATAGAAATGTTCGTCCCTATGCTCAACAAAAGAATCCCGTACTTTTTGAGACGCCGCATAGAACTCCGGACGGGCCATAAAACTATCCAATACCATCAAATGAATACGGTGTAAGTCCCGCTCATTCATTATAATTTTGCCAGGCGTCTGCCCATCACGAAACAACTGAATATTCTCAAGCATTGCCCGACGATAAGACTGCCACTCAAACTCCCCACCAACTGGAATATCAAGTCCTCGTTTCCTTACCTCAAAGTTGAACTCATCCAAAGTTATCCGTTGTTCTCTAAAAGCCTCTTTAAGTTCCATCTTCTGTTGTTCCTGCGATACGGGAACTTCCGAAGCAATCGTAATCGAAACTTCATCCGGATACGGAATAGCGTTCTGAGACAAACTAAGTGTCCCCGAGTCTGCATCCAGAATTATCCCCGCCAAAGAATCATCCAAATTAGACAAACTCACAACCTTCTGGTCTGTCCAAGTATCTTTCAATATTCTCAACGCCGCTCTATATATGCCCGATACGGCCTCTGCTATGCTTTTAGCAGTAGGTGACAACGGAACCCCCGAGGTCTCATACAAGAATCCCAACCCTGCGGAGGAATCAACCCTGCCTGGAGCCCCGCCTGACATCATTTCGCTTGGCTGATTTGCAATCTTGCCTAACAAAGTAGACGCCAACTGCACCGCCTGTAACTGCGGAGCCGTCATTTTTGCCGGTTCAATATTAAATGGTTTCAAATCCGGAGACGTATAATCCGGCTCATATGTAATACGTTTTATTCCGTCTTGCCCCCGCAAGGCTAAAGGCGGTGTCCCGAGAGTGGTGGGCCACATCTGTATGCCATACAAGTCGAAATCCGATACCGACTGAAACACACTCGATAAAGCAATTTCAAGTTCGTGGTTCATCGGAATCAACTGGTCTACATAACTACGACCCCAAAAACTTCCAACAGTCA